GCGGCTTGCTGAATGAGCTGGTTCCAGAGCTGTGCTTGCGCATAGCGATCGACCGGGAGGGTCCCGTCGACGGGAACGTAGTCATAAAAACCGGCGATGGCTTCGGGTTCGACATCCAGGAAAGTCGGGCTGAAGGAAGCCAGGTCGCCGACGAGCCGGTGTTTCCGGCCACCCTCGTAGAGTTGCTGCGAAGACTGGATAATCTTCTGGACGAGCGGGCCGAAGCCGGAAACGCTGGCCATCTCGCAAAGAGTCTTGATCCGGTTCACGCCGAAGGACGTGGAAGTCCGAACTTCCGTCGCGGTCTTCCGACCGGAGGTATTGACCATCCCCATGACGTTATCCGTCGCGCCGAGCGCCCGCTGGATCATGAGTTCAACGACCTGGGCGTCTTGCAGATGCGAGCGGGTCACGTCCGCAACGGGGAGCTGTTGGATAGCCATGCGAACGTCGCGCCCATACGCTGCCGGCTTGAGACGGATAAGCTGGCCGGGCTTGCGGGAGGTCAAGTCCTTCTCGACGACCATCGTGGGGTCGAAGATGAATTGATTGTTCAGCGCCGCCCGGACGTTGTAGAAGTGCGTGTTCAGCAGCCACGAGAGGGTGTCGTTCAGCGGCCGGATGCGTTCGAGCGCGGCGGTCGGGAAGAGATTGTAGCCGTCCGGCTCGTAGAGGAACAGGTCGTAGCCGAAGCCGGAGTAGTACATCCCGAGCGGGCGGGCTTGCACGATCACGCCCCCTTCGGAGACAAGAAAGACCCACGTCTCGATCCCGCCTTCGTCACCGAGCCGCCACTGTTTCGGGCTGAGCTTCCACTGGATCTCGTAGCCCTTGAACAGAGACGACGGCTTTTCGTTGAGGTAGCTCTCGATCGTTTCTTCCGGGATGGTCGAAACGGCGTGCGAACCCTTATCGCGGGTCATGCCCGCCGAGGTCTTCGAGTGGTCACGGGCGTGGTCGACGTTGAAATACTTCCCCTGCACCTCGCCCTGCTTCAGTTCGTACCACGGCATCTCGACATACCGGCCACAGAACTCGCCTTCCTGGAAGCGGTAGAGCGGCACGCGCACGTCCGGGAAGAAGTCCTGCGGGCGGACATTGAAGAGCTTCGTGCCCGCGTAGCCCTTGATCCGCTCGACGTGGGGAACTTTCTGCGGCTTGGTACCGGGAATCGGAACGCCGAGGAAGGTCGCCTCTTCATCCACGAACCGGCGGACCTGGATCTCCTCCTCGTCCCAATATTGCCCCACCACGCTGAAGCCGTATTTCAGCGGATCGAACAGCCCGATGAAGTGCGGGAGCTGGTGCCGCCCGGCCACGAGCTGGTAGTCGAGCAGGGCTTCGAGTGCCTGGGTCTGCTGCTCCGTCTCACCATGCCGGGCCTGGACTTGATACACCGGCGTCCGGGAGAGAAAGACGCTCGAGATGTAGGTATGGATCGTCATGATCGCCGCGTAGGAGTACGGGACGGAAAGCGTGACGAAATCCTGGTTCCCGGGGAGATCTTTGCTGTCTTTCCGGGCTTTCTCAACCGTCGCGGTCGGCACGTAGGAAGCATACTGCTCCTCATTCTCCGCGAATTGCGTGTACCGCTCGGACATCTTGTCGCGGCTCATCTTCAGCCGGGACATGAGCGCCTGGGACAGCTGCTGGTGCTTGTCGGCCTTCGGCTTGAGCGATGCGTGCAACTCTTGCTGCGTTTTCACGGGCAACCTCCATCATAAGTAAGGGCGGGGAATTCATCGTCCGCGACGGTGCGCGCTTCCCCTTCAAGCGTGTAAACGCTCTGGAGCACCGGCCCCGCGAGTCGTAGGGCCATCGCGAGCGCGTCGAGAATGTCGTCCGCGTTATCTTCGACGGTCGGGTCGTATTCGTCCATTTCGGCGACCAGTTCATGCATCGACGCGTGGATGTGCAAGTGCTTGTACGCGAGCAGGCCGGGGATGTGCTGAAGAATCCGGTCGGCCTTGCTGCGCTTGTCTTGGATGAGTTCCATCGGAATGAACATCCGACGGGCCAGCATCTCGTTTTCGATGTACCACTTCAGCGTCCGCTGGTAGGCAATCCCTTCGCACCCGGCCCGGAGAATCGGCGCGCTGAGAGCGCAGACCTCGAAGAATTGCGTCGCGGCTTTGTCCGGCATGACGCCCTTTGCGGCCCGGTAGGTACGAACGTAGACGTCCGGCCCCTTGACCCCGATCGCGAGAGTGACGTGATTATCGGCCTTCTTTTTATCACTCGAAGCCGGGTCGATGGACGCAAAGTTAGTCAGCCCGGCGGGAAGGATTTCGTAATACTGCAAGTTGTCCGTATTCAGCGCGACGTCTTCGGACTTGACCACCTGGCACATTTTCTCCCGCATCCACAAGCGTTTCCGGCCCATGCGGAAGGCTTCGTCGCGGGATGCCACGACCCCGGCGGTCGGGAACTTGTCCGGCCAGATGCTTTCGCCGTCCGGTCCGAGTATGCCGTACACTCGCGGATGCCAGGCCGGGTCCTGCGAGCACTTCATCGCGAGGTCTTCCCGATGGAACGGCGTTTGCAGCAGCACGATCTTTGCGTGCGGCGCCTCGCTCTCGGCCTGGAGGGAGTTAACCAACGCGCCGTGGAACAGCTCTTCGATCTTGTTCCGCTGGGCTTCGGTCTTGGTCGTTTCTTCGGTAAGAATATCATCCGCGACGATCAGGTCCGGCCGGAAGTCGTCGAGGTTGAAGCCGCGGATCTGGCCGGTGATACCCGCCGCGAGGACGTTAATCGTCACGCCCGCGACCTCGTTCTCGATCGAGATCCACTCGTCCGTCCACTTGGAGCCGGGCTTGAGGCCGAAGGTCGTCGAGAAGAGCGGGTTACGCTCCACGGCCCGCTTGAGCCACCGGATGGAGTGCACCGAGTGGTCCTGGCTCGCCGACACGAACATGATCGTGCGGGAGATCGCGTAGCCGATCCGCTGGGCGACGAACGTACGCAGGAGCGTCGTCTTGGCCCCGTCCCGGAAGATCAGGAACGAGTTCTGGCGGGTTTGGCTGTAAAGCACGTCCCCCAAGTCCCAGTGGAATTTCGGGGAGGCTTGACGGAACGTCTTCGGGAAGAAGATCTTGCCAAAGAGTGGAAGCGCCTGCGCGCCGAGGCGAACGGCTTCGCGCGGGTCAAGGTTAATCTCGTCGCTCATTTCTGAACTCCGGCGGGCTTGCAGATGTGAACTCCGACGATCGGGAGCGGTGGGGTGAGGTGCGGGTGCTCGACCAGCTTGGCCGCGGGGAAGAGAGTGGACGGGTCGTAGAAGCGCACGACTTCCAAGCAGCGGTATTCCCACTCCGTTCCGAAGAGCGCCCGGACAACGGGGAAGTAAAGCTTGTGCAGCTTCCACCAGGCCTCGCCGGTGTGGTGGTGCTTGACTTCCACGATCACGATCAACCCCTGCGCGACGTCGATCAGGAGCCCGTCCGGCTGGCACCAGCGATGGCCGAAGCCGTCCCAGAACTCGAACCACGGGCTGGGCAGGTAGTTGGCCGGGTACCGGCGGAGGAACTCTTCGTGGATCTTCTTCTCATACCGGACCCCGTTCGCGCGGGCGCCGGTGAGCCGCTGGCGGCGGGACGCAAAAACGGGCGCGTAAGCCCGGAGGTGGACGGATGTGATCTCACTCGCTTCGCGGAAACCGGCCGGGCGGAGTGGAAGGGGAAGGCGCCCCTTGCCGAAGTCGAACGGGTTCATAGGCGGTCCGACTCAACTGGGGCCGAGTTCAAGGGTTCGGGCTGGCGTTCGGCCGGGGGAAGGGCGTCGAGCACTTCGACCTGAGCGGCCGGGGTGGGCGCGTTGATGCTGGCTCGGGCTTGGGCGAGGTCGGCCGCGCTGATGACGTAAGTGTTCGTCTGCACGTTCACCTGCTGGGCGGCGGTCTTCGGACCGTAGCCGAGGCGGCCGAGCAGCTTGTCGGTCGTGTCGAGAATGAGCCGGGGGTCCGTCGAGACGGGAATGATCTCCTCAAGCCGGTCGAGACCCTTATCAATCACGTTCCGGGCCTTCGCTTCGAGCACGTCTGTAACCCGCCGGTCCATCATCTGCCGCTTTTCGAGTAGACGCTGCTGGAACACGTCCGAGTTGATAATGACGCTCAGCCAGGACTCGGTAACGTTGAAGAACTTCGCGCACTCGCCCTGACTCCGCTCGGGATTCAAAAGCAGCCAGTTGAGGATCTGCTCGTGCGTGATGCGCATTTTCTGGATTTGGACTTCGGCCATGGTGCGGACTCCGAAGGG